GGGGGTCTAATTTAGTACCATCAGCTATTGGATATTTACGAATTAAACTGCCTGTAGCTATATTTCTAACAATAACCTCAATAGGTATCATTTCCAATTTTTTAGCTACCATAACATTAGTTTCAGGCAAATCAATAAACTGTGTTTTAATACCGTTTTCTTCCAATACTTTAAAAAGTTTAGTGGAAATAAGTGCGTTATAAGAACCTTTTTTATTCATCACTTCTTTTCTTGCACCGTCACCTGCAGTCATATCATCTCTAAACTCAATGATAACTGCATTTTCATCATCAGTAGTATATACACTCTTTACTTTACCGTTATTAATTAACTCTTTTTTATCCATGATATCAACAAGTAATTTTTAAATTTATATTATGTATAATTCTGATTAAAATACTATATAACTTATTGGTTAAATTCAAGTTAGCTACTATTATTTATATTTATTAATAAAATGTTGGAATGTATTTGTGTTAACTGAAAATAAATTTTTAACTTAGATAAAAAATTAAAAAACTCTTTTTTATTTTCTCTATGGTTATTTTGAATATTTTTTAAAAAGAGGCCATTAAATCCATAAGATACCCTCACAGAAAAGTTTCAGATAAAAAATATCTATTGAAATGGCTTTATCAATAAATTAGATTTGATATTTTTCCTTATTTTGCTTATTTTATAGGCATTTGTTCTTAATTTTCTATTTAAAAGATAAATATAGATGTTTTATTTTAAAAAAACTTGAATTTCTTGAACATAATTTTTATAGATAGAATCAATAATCAACATACATTATTTCTATAAACTACTTTACCAAATTTTTACAAAAATAACATAATAAATCATAATTCCAATAAAAATAACTAGTTACTAATGGCATGAATTGTTCTTTTGGAATAACACCATCAACTCTAAATAATTTAATTTCTTTACCAATATCATTAACTTTATTATTAATGGATAACTTAGACCTTTTGTCAAATTTTTTCTTATCATAAATGATAATCGAACCATCACAATGTTTAAATTTGCCCGTATCTTTTTCAAAAATTGCATGAAAATATCTACTCCCCCTTAAATGTATATTTTCTTTTGAGGGCAATTCCTCACATGTGAAAACAACTTCATTTTCTTTTCTAGGTTTCCATAAATATTCGGTTAATTCGTTGGTTTGATAATTTTGAAACGAACCTTTATCTTCATTTCTTAAATTAATAATATCATTCCAATTTAATGGTTTTAAAAAAACAGTGCTTGAATAGAACATATTATCAAAATTTCTTAAAAAAGGATCTACTCTAATTTTTAAATCTACTTTATTTAAGTTTAACTTATTTAATTCTTGAGTTATCCAATATGATGAATTAAATGCATTAATTGGCAAACATAATCCATATTTATTATTGTTAATAATTATAGAATCTGAAAATTTAATATTTGATTTCTTCACATCAATTAAAAATTCATCATCACAAATATCATTAAATTCTTTTAAATCATAAGGTTTATTATTTAATAATGCATTAAGTCTATCTTCAAATATTGAATCAGCAATTAATTCACCTAATAACCATATCCTTGAATATACCATAACATCAGGAATTTTTTTTGTTTAAAAAATTAATTTGTGTTTCATGCTTTTTATAATATTTTAAAACATCTTCTTCTTCTAAGATATCCAAATCTTCTTTAAGATTTTGATGCTCAGGATGATTATTATTAAGATAAATATCTTCTAGATACATCTGAGGAGTTAAAACATTATGTAAAAAGTAATTTTTTAATTTAAAATTCATAATTAAACCCATTATCAAAAAATATACAAATTAATTAAAAAACTCTCTCATAAATCCCTCTCTAAACTCATCTTGAGTAACAATTGAATTTTCCATATTTGCAAGTTCTTTAAATGGAGCATATCTTTTTTTTAGTTTTTTATCCATTCTCAAATATTTATAACTTTTACTTTCATTTCTTTTACTATCATGAATATCATTCAAAAATACAACATATAATCTTTTTGGAACATTTAACAGCCATGAAAGGAATTCTTCTTTATTATATTTTATATCCTTTTTTTCACAATAATATTTGTAAATTTGAGGTAATGTTAAAAACAATGAATCAGAAGGTTTGATTTTCAAATTACATAATATCTCATCATCATACCTATTTTTAATACTCTCAAGAGCACCAGCCAAATCACTATCATCCACTTTTTCAATACATTTATCCATGATTTCTTCTAAACTATTTTTATATTTATCCACTTTTTCAACTCTCCATAACTTTATTTTATTAGAACTATTTTTTATGCTTTTTGCAATCATTTATTTATAAAAAATGGAAGTAATTTAAATAAGCATCATTGTAAGAATCTATAAATCTTATAAGTGCACCAAATTCATCTTTGTATATTACTGTTGCTGTTTCACTATTGCTCCATTGAGTACCTACTTCTGCTTTTTTTAATTCACTCCACGAGATATTCTTATAAATATCTCCATCTTTTAATGTGAATGCAGGTTGTTCATAAGTTACTGTTTCAGGTGTTACTGTTCCTTGTGGCAGGATATGTTTTACTGTTTCATTTACTGATTTGTAACCGTTTAATGCTTGTATTTCTTTTATTTTATTAATTAAACTTACTTCTAATTTTATTGTGCTTCTTTCCACAATATCATTCTCCTTTTAAAAAAAAATAGCTTTGTCTTTTTAAAGGACAAAGCTTAAAATTGTTAATACAATTGATATTCCACATAATATTATTGGTAGTTTTTTAGGATTGTTTCTTTCAGATATTACTAATATTATGAATAATATGGTTATTATTATATTTACGATGTTTGCTATTGTTAACATTTTTCATCCACCTCTTTTTGGGAAAAAATTTAAATAATAAAAATTTTAAATTTTAAATTTGATGATGGGATTTTTTTATCCCATCAATATGGTGTATATTAATGTTGCAACTTGGACAATTAGTCCAAGCCATGCAACTAACTCTTTTCTATCAATGTTTTCCCCCTCCTTGTAGTTCTATTATTATATTGGTTACTATACTATATAAAGGTTTCTATTTATTACTACTTATTTTTATAAAAAAAATAAAGAATTCCACTAAAAAAAAGTAGAATCCATCAAAAAAAAATCATTGATACAAATCACTAAAAATCCAAGCTGGATCATACGCTAAAATCGTACCATTCATACACCAATTACTTGAAACACTGTTTCCATTTAAAACTGCTGCAGGGTCACGATAAATCCAAGAGCCCCCAGTATGCTTAGAATGTTTCAATCTAAGCCTTACATGCCCAGTCCCACTTCTACATCGTACATGAATGAATTGTACATTATAACCTAATGCAAGTCCTAAACGGTAAAATAATTGACTTGAATCAGTACAATTAACTCCTTGCTTATTATAGATCTTATTAATAGTTTCCTGAGTATTATATTTGGAGTTATAATAATATCCATATCCTCTTCCTCGGATTTTGTTCAAGCAAGAGTCTATATCTGTTACACCACCAAATTTGTCGGTGAACCTTTTTAATGTGATGTCTGTGGTGTCGCTGGTTGTTCCGTTGCCATGTGGGTCTTCAAGATAAACAATAGCTGGACTAACACCATTTAATACTTCATAAGCTGATACACGATTAGCCATACTAACATAACAATTCTTATAATACTTTGTTCCATCAGTATCAGACACATAATTTGGGAGGAAACTTAAATCTTTATTATCAAATATTGCACATTCAACAAACTCTGCAATAAGACTGTCTTGTTGATAATTCGTACCTCTCTCTTTAATTGCTTTTATAATTGTGCCATAATCAGCTACACGATTCATGTAACTATACACTTGTCTTGTATTAAACTTTTTATTATTATTCACTAACCAATAAGCAATTCTATTCATCAAATAAGTGTATTTTGTAAAACTAATATGTTCATTAACCATTTATTTTCATCTCCTTTTTAAATTTTAAATCATCTAAATATTCCTTTAAGATACTGCATTTTATAATTGCATCTTCAAAACAACAAGGAACCTCTTTATCACAAGGATCATAAAATGCACATTTTTCACATTCTTCACTAATCATCCCAAAATAATCCCCCTATCAATTTTTAATGTACAATCAGTAATCTTGTTTGTTCTAAACGAGGATTCTCTCCAGCAGCTCCTCTTTTTACAATACCTTCCAACATATAACTTCCAGGGTCTAATCTAATCAGCAGTATTGCTCTACCATTAGCATCAGTTGTTCTTTCATAAGAAACACCATTTACAATAAAATTAATTACCACATTTTCCCCTGTGTTAATTTCAGGATTGGAAGAAATAATTTTACCGTAAACAGAATTTCCATAATTTAATTCTAGTTTAACTCCATCTTCTCCAGCAAGGTCTGATAAGCGACCCATTACTAATCTAGTGTTTTTTAAATCATCCATTGTGGTTTCTAATATTTCTTGTCTTGCAAATGTTTCAGAATGTTCATCATCCACCAAATCTGCATTTAAACCTGAACCTGCTCCATCCACTTCTTTTAATTTATTTAAAATAGTTGTGGGTGTTTCAATGTTTCCATCTTTACCATCTTTTCCTGCAGGTCCAGTATCACCTTTACTTCCTTTATCACCTTTAGGACCTGTTGGTCCTGTTGGTCCAGTATTGCCTTTAGGGCCTTTGAAATTCCCCAGTAATATTTTTTTAACCATTAAAAAAAACCTCTCCATTTATTTAATTATACTCCTATTTTCATTTTCACACCAGACACATTATAACTCATACTTGTACCGCTACTCCATGCACCTGCTTTTGTAATTAATCTCCACCTATTAGAATTAATTTCTGCTCCCCGACTCTTATTGGCTGTGTTAATTGTTTGAGAATCATCACATAATACATAACTTAACTTATCATGTCTTACTTTGAAAATTAAACCAAAATATTTTCCTGCAACATTCCCATATGTGCCCTTTTGGTCGTAAGTTCTATTTGTTCCACCATCACAAACTATATCAACCCATGTACGACCTTGCTGAGGGGTGCATACTACACTTATTTTTTCGTTTGTTTCTGGATTCAATAAGATAAATTGTATATTAGAGTTAATTCCTAAGCTGTTAGGACTCCATGATAAAAATAAGTCAAAGTTTTCAAGATTAAAAGTATCTGTACGATACCCTTCTTGAGTGCTCTGCTTGTAGGGTATTTGTATTGTATCGTGAACATGTGAGCGAGTAATACTTTTATCTGCAATACTGCTTCCTTCAGGCAAGATAACATCAGATAAAAAGAAACTAAAATCTCTTGTATTAATATTGGTTTTACCATCCAAGCTTGATTGAAGATCAGTAATATTGCTGATACTGTGACTGTGACTACTGTTAGCTTTACCGTTCAACGCATTAGTCACGATTTTATTCTGTACAGGATTAATAGAAGAACTACTTAATGATGAATCAACAACTGTTTTATTAGCACCATCATCAATATTTTCCAATTTTTTGTCATGATCATAAACAAAACCATTTACACCTGACTGACTATCAAGTCCATATTCATACACCCACATGCCATCATCACTACCCTGATCAAGGTCTATACTACCACTTGTATGGCTGTGGTTAACATTTGCTTTATTTGCTAATTGAGTATTCATTTCTGTTTGTGTAACATACCCAGATAAGTCAACTGTTGTTTCAGTTGAACCAATTTTTTCAAATTTATTATTAACCCAAATATACTCATCATAAACATTACCCTCAACAGAAGATGAAGTATTTAATTTTAAATACATTACTCCATTTTCTCCAGTTTCTGGCAATTCAGACACCACTTTTGCAATAAACCCCACAAGAGAATCAATTTTTGACTTTAAAAGAATCATATCATTACTAATATAACTATTAAAAGTTTCTTGCGTCAAATTACTTCCATAATTAGAAGTAGTTACAGAAACATTACTGTCCTGATGATTATGATTAGTATTTGCCTTATTATTCAATTTAGAATCTATTTCAGTTTCAGTATAATACCTTTCATCATGATTATGTCCAACATTTGATTTCCCACCTAATTTTGAATCAATTTCTGTTTTCTTATAATAATCATTTAAATGTTTAACAGCAATATAATTGCCAACATGTACCTGATAACTATTTGCTCCATCTTCACTAGCTATATTTAAATATAAATCACCAGTAGTTTCATCATGTTCAAATATTGGAGGGTTGGTTTCATCATTACAATAACACCATAGATTTCCTTCAGCATCTCCTGCTAAAGTGAAAAAACCTGGTGGAGGTACTGTAATATTTAATAATGGGTTTGCCCATTTGTCGAACAATTCATCAATGGCTTTACTTACTGTATTGGCATCTGTCTTTAATATGTCGATATCTAGGAAATCTTCAATGTTTCCTATTTTTGTGCCGAGGTTTGTTTCTCTTAATCTTGCACATGCATTATTTAGTGCTTTTCTTTCATTTTCAGTTAGTTTAGTCATATTACACTCTCTCGTTTAACATTACCTATTTTAATCTCTTTATCACCATTTAGATAAGGATTATAACTTATTTCTGTTATTTGTGCTTTGAACACCTCTGAATCTGGGAATTTTACATATACAAAATCCCCTACATTATAATTGTGTCCTGGTGTTTCTACAAGGTCTACTTTTATGCTTTCATTTTTCTCTAACCATTTTGTGTTATCTCCTGAACCGTTTAATTTTTGCCAGCATCCAATCAGTACTTCTTCTACTGATTGTTCGCTAGTTTCAAATGGTTCTAATTTTGGATTACCATCACATACTGTGAGATAATTGAAATCTACAAGTGTTGGTAAAGCATGAATATATAATTCTCCTCTTGGTTTTACATAGGGGAATCTTGAAAATTCAAAAAGTTTTGTTGTATCACATGTTAATGATACAAAATCACATCCTTTTAGTTTGAAAGTTACGTTGCCGTACCAGTAGTTGAATTTTGATTGTTTTGTGATTACATTTACTATATTTTGTTTTGAATCACTTTCATCACCAGTATATTCTGCAGTTATTTCTTTATATTCTCCTACTTTTTCTTTGACTGTTTTTGTTGCAGTGGTTGTTGTTTCTGCTTCTCCAGGAGTTAATTTAACTTTTTTACATTTTCCATGACCCCATTTGTCTCCTCCACAGTATCCGCAGTAATCTGCGTCACATCCTCCTTTTTTCATGCTGCAAGTTATTTCGCCTTCGTACACTTTTTTAGGATTGTCGGTTAATGTTCCAGTTTTGCCACAGTTTGGGCAGTAGTTTTTCCAGGTTTTTGTGTATCTTTTATATGCTGTTCCTGCACAACAGCCACATGATGGCATCATGTTTACGGTTATTGTGTTGGGATCTCCTGTTGTGACATTTTCAGTTACCTGTTTTTCTACTTCTTTTTCAACATATTTCATGAATTTTATTGACTTATTTTTGTAGTCAATAGTTATTTCGCTTTCATCCTGAATTAGATTCGGTTGTTGGAAATATATCATTGAAGTATTGGGATCATCATCTGCTATTCCCTGATTAGTTATTTCAATTCCTAGTGTGGATGCTCCTTTTATTTTTTTAATTTTGAGAATAGGGTATGATTCGCTGATATATTTTTCAACATCTAAAATAGTACATCCTGGGATTTGACGTGGGGTAATGGTTGGGATTTTATTTGAAGAGGTTGTATTTTGTGTGTACATGAATGGCATGTATTCGTAGTTTTCATAATCTTTTATATAGTGAATATTTTCTTGTACAAATGTTAAAGAAACAGTGTCTATTATTTTTAGTTCATTAGAATTAAAGAAAACATCTTTTTTTGTTGTTAAATATTTTGCAAGAACATATATCAAATATTGGAAGCTTAGTCTTCCACCTGTAATTGATAAGCTGTTTGGTGCTTTTGTTTGAGTTATGCAGTACGATTTGATTATTCTTGCTAATTGTATTATTTCATCCTGTTTTATGATGCAGTCAATATGGCTGTGTGATGGTAAATCTGCACAATCTACAATTTTAAGTGAAATGTTTTCAGAGTTATTGTCTTCAGTGTTGATTATTGCTTCTGCAAGTAGAAGTATCATTTGTCCCATGCCTATTTTAACATTGTAGACTTTGTTTTTTGATGAATCTTCATATATTTCACTATGTGATATTTCAAACTTGTTTGGGAAGTATTTTTGAACATCAAGAAGTACTAATAGTTTTTCAGCACAATCAATAATGTCTTGTATGTAAAAATCATATTCAAATAATGTTGGTGGAATATTATTGTTTACATCAAGATTGTAAAATTGTCTAAGTATTTTTGAATAATCTACTTCATCAGTATTTTCTGAAGAAATTACTGGCATTATACCTAATGCATTTTTGGTTTCATCACTACTATATGATAATTCATTAGTATTTTCTCCAATTACAACACTTTCTACAATTTTATTGTGTGTTACTCCATAATTTGCAGGTTTTAGTAATTGTATTTCTTTTATAATGTTATTATTTTTTAAAGAATAATTTGTTTTAAATACTAATCCTGATTGTTTTTCAATAGCTTTTAATAAGTTGTATTTTGTTATTGATCCTTGAACATTGATTAATCTTTTACTATAATCAATACTGTCAATATCTGTTTTTGTAACATTGAAAAATCCTTTCAGTAATTTGTTTAGGAATAATTTGCTGATAATGATTGTGTTTCCATTTACATGTGAAGCATAATTGGGATCTCGGATATAGAATGGTTTACAATTGTTTAATTCTACAATTATTTCTTCTGCATCTACATCAATAGATTTGTCTATATAATCAAAGGTGCATTCACTATTAATAACAAACAAACAATTATCAACAAAGATTTTGTTTCCTTGTTTGAATAATTGCTTGTCTCTTTTAACATTTGTAAGTTTATGTGATAGTTTTAATGTTTCATATCCTTGATATTCATCAGTAATATGTATTTCTGATAATTCAGTATCTAAAAATTGAAGAATATTTTCTTGATTATCTAAAACAACAACCATACTTTTTATCCTCCTTTTTCATAGTAAATTACATCAGTCACTTTACAATTGATACTGTTTTCAAAATTAAAATGATGATCCAATATGAAAAAACTAGAATCTACACTAATACAATTAGGATCTATCTTGAACCATTCACTATATTTTTCATAGAATACATTTCTATTTTCACAATCAATTTTAATCTTTGTTGTTTCAGGTAAGTTTGTTATAAACTCTCCTTCAAGTTTCATTAGTTGTCCAGATTCTGATTCAATTATTTGTATGCTTGTTGATTCATCTTCACTTAATTTATACAAAATAATGTCTGGTTTTACTTTTCCAATTGTGGTTATTGTTCCTGCGAAACTTTTTCTTAATGGGTTAATATTTCTACTTAAACCACTAGGGATTATTAAGTTCACTTCACAATCATAACCTCCAACCATTGCTTCTGCATCAATTGAATCTTCTATATAGTAATCAAAACATTCTTCAGGTGAGAAAAAGAAACTAATACTTTTTAGAATTGGTGAATCTAATGTGTCTCTTTCAGGATACAGGTAGTCACTTACATATTTCATGATTTCTGTTGATTCTTCAAAATCATCTCCGTAAACTCTGAATTTTAATTTGATTTTTTTATCATCAACATTGACTCTTATAGGGTATTTCCCATCTGCTCCTTCAATTTTATATTTTTCTGTATCAAAATTAGCTCCACGAGGTATTTCTGTTTCAGGACTCATACTTATAAGGAAATATTTGCAACTAACACCATTAATATAGAAATCGCAGTCTTCTCCACTATTTTTTGAATAATATACTGTGATTTGCACATTTTTCATTTCGACTTGGAATGGAGTGACATTGTCAAATGCATCATCAATTTGTAAGAAAAACCTTAAATCATTTAATATTGTGTTGATTTCTGGAAATGGAATGCCGAAATTATGGAATTTTCCACCGAATTTAAAGTTGGTGTCATTTCTAGTGATGTTTATGCTGTCTAAATAGTAATCTAATTCATCATCATCTAATGTTCCAACACCACAAATTAGATTAATTGATTCTTCAACACTTATGTCTCCAGTTATTTCTATTCCATGAATCAGTACATTATTGTTTTCTAATCCTTGCCAGTTGAAACCTTCAAAGAAATGTTTTGTAGATAAAGCTAACTCTGGAGGTTCAAGTAATAAATTTGCAGTGCTGCCTACATCACCTAACAAATATCTTTTTGGAGATAAAGCCAATACTGGATATTCATAACCTGCATATCTTTCTTTAAGTATTAAAGATAAATTACCAAATTCTACAGTTCCATAGTCAAAATCTATGAAATTCCCATAAAAAATTAGATAGATTGGTTTACTTGCATCATATGTAAACTCACAGGATAACTCTTCCCATATGTCCTTAACACTGATTTGATTGGTGTATGAATTTGTTGTTCCATTTACAACACAAACTCTTAAGTTTTTCAAACCTTTTTCAATTTTAGAAGCATTTAACAGTCTTCCTAATGCTGAGAAAACATAAGTTTCACCATGCTCAAGATTTGATAATGTGAATTCTGACAAATTCAATACTGAATAATATGATTTATATGAATCAGGAATGTTTACTTTCACTTTATCTGTGAAAACACCTAATAATAATGGACTGGTCATTTCAATATTATGCTCTCCACTACTTTTAGAGTATAAAGGAATATTTGTATCAAAAACAATGTTTCCACTATCATCTTTTTGCCATTGTGATTTTGAAATTTGTAAAATATTATTTGATAATCCTGGAACAGGTTCTTTTACAGTTAATCCTCCAAAATTCAGATTTAGTGTTAAATCTAATGGAGCATCAGTTTTTAAAGTTATGTTTAAGTATGTTAAATCTGTAACTGTATCTGTACTAATTTCAATTTCTTTGTTATTTGCATAGAAATCCCATACTTCCAATTGGGGTTTTTCTACTACAAATGTTGTTTTTGTTGAATGGCCACTATTGTTTTCATCAAGTGTGATTGTAAACAATCCTTCAGATGTTGGAGTTACATAGAATATTAATTCTGCTTTACCATTTGTTGTTGCTTGTCTCCATATGCCTGTGGTCCAGTCATAATATGGTGAATCATATGTGATTTCACAGTCTCCATTTGTGATTATCTTTATGTTTGCCGATATTTCTTCTGAAGGTTTTGTTCCACTGGTTTCAACCATTGTGCATTTTACAGCTACTTTTTCACCGTAACTAACAATATTTGGTTCAATGCTAATGCTTGGAATATAATTTCCAGTTGTATACACTACAATTACTCTTAAGTATTTCATTTCAATGTAACATGGGTTTGTAGATGTATTTTGTGGTAAATCAAATTTAACATCAAAATTTGGAGTGTTAATGTCTTTTCCTTTTAGATTCAAATTATTAAATTGAACTTCATATTCTCCAAAATTATTTCTAGGTGGAGCATTACCTGTTTTTGACAGGTTTAAACTACTTAATATGATTTCTGGATTTGAAAAACTTCCATGTGCAGTTTGACTTATCTGTGCAGAGTATGCTAATTTTCTATATGAATATTGTACTATTATACTCGTTACTTTAGCTGAATCTGGAATTAATCCATCATATTTAAAATCATATCCACGTATGGTTGATGGATGTTTTCTTGAACCATTTCTTCCAGCAATCGCATTTTTATATTTTGCTCCAGGATCTGCATAACCCCAATGTCCCACAGTATTTAAATCATTTGTAATATTTTCAATATGATCACATGAACGATAAGGTATGTTGTTTCCTTCTATATTTTGAACTTTACTTGGATATCTTAAAATACTAGGCAATTTAGTAATCCCTCCATCATTTTTTTTAATTTTTAATAAAACCATCATACTCTGAATTGAACAATAAACAGTTTAATTGAAAGCTAATGTAATCTCCTTTACTTACACCATCAGGAAAAGCAAATTCAACACTCACATATTTAGCACCAGCAGGTATTTTTGATGTTTTAATAGCACATCTTCCTTTATTACCCATACCTTCATTAGCAATATCCATAATTTCCTGATTTTCAATTAATTTACCATCTTTATCGAAAAATACCAACCCAACAAGTATGCTTTCAATAGTGTTTTTTGCATCATAATTAGATGAAAACACAATACTGGAAGCATCATCAGGTATGTGTACTCCTTGATTGTTCTGATGGATTAAAAGAAAAAAAGGAGAAGTTAAATCAACATTCTCAGAGAGATATGTTTCTTTAACTTTCAAAGTATAACCATTTCTAAAAGGAACAACTTCAAAAAAATCACTATATGGGTTGAAATTAAAATCAAAATGTTCACAAACAAACAAACTAGATAAACTAGATTCCATACAATATTGAATATCTTCACTAAATCTGTTAGTTAATGAAACATCTTTACTTAATTTAAATGAATATACATTGTAAGATTCCCATTCATCAGGTTTTACATTATTTAATGAAACCATACATTTATGTGATTCAAAATCGTTTTTATCTTCCAGATATCCATGTTTGTTACTTATGATATTACCGAAGATTTCACATTCTTCAGGATTAATTTTTATAGTTTCCATTATCTTTTAACCTCTCATCCTTTTAATACGATTGTCTCTTTTAATTAAAGCTTCAGCAATGCGGTCAATTAATTTGGAATCAGTTATCACTTCTTTTAAAGTTGTGATTATCGATTTTTCATCAATATCTTCTCCTTCAACAGTAACATTAAGATTATGATCTATTGTTAAATGCACATCATCAGATGTATAAGACACTAAATTATCAGCAGCAGTATTATTCCTATTATGTTCAATATTCTGGAAGTATGCATTTTGATTTGTTTTCATTAAATCAATAATATTATATATTCCATCTGTAATGATTCCGAATACATCTTTAGAACTTCCTCCAGGACTTGCTGAACCAAAACTAACTCCAGAACCTCCGCGGAATATTCCCCCACGTTTTTGGAATTGTGTCATATCATATATTTGACCATTAACCATAGCTGCTACATGTCCTATTCCATTCCATGATCCATGAATCATGTGTCCTGATAATCCCAACATAGATGCTATTTCAATTATCATTTCTGCACCATCGAAACAGTTACATCTTACTTGATCCCAAACTTGCTGATTACTATATCTTGAATTATAATAAAATTCATAAGTACCAGGATTTTGGAATCCTCTTGCAGTTAAGATTTTTCTTAGAAGATTTTCAAAGTTTCCAGGATTTAATTGAGGTTGTTTTCCATCACGGAAATCTTCAACGTGATAATCTGAAGGTATTTGAATTCCAAGGAACCATGGGTCGGCTATCCTCCATTTGTATGCAGTATTCATTATTTTATTCACATTAGTATCAGGAATTCCTGCAAAACAAGTATTTGGATTAACACAACCATTAACTCTTGCCAAATCATTAATTACGCTTGTTGGTAAATTATAATCTAAAAGATTTAACCATGATTTGCTTTTATTGTTTTGAGGATGTTTTACTTTAGAATTAGTGTCAATTACTCTGCCTTTTCCTTGTCCTAATCCTCCAGCAGCATAACTTGCTATTGTGCCTTTTGTGGATTTTCCAAAGTTAATGCTTCCACCAGGTAATGTTCTGCCTCCAATTAATCCTCTTGTTGAATTAGTTGCTGGGCCTGCAGGCAGTCCACTACTGAAATGTGCATTGGCTAATTGATTATAGAAACTTGCAATACTTCTATGAAGGCTGCTGAATTTATTGTATGATTGTGTTTGTATGCTTCCTGCAGCTGAAACAATATTGTCTTTCATTACTCCCCATGCATTAGTCATTTTATTTGTTACATCTATTGTGGAGTTACGTACTTGATTTAAGTTCTGGGTTGTTGTTGATTTAATATTGTTCCATGCTCGAGTATTTGAATTACTCATGCTTGTTAATGCAGTTGTTACTCCATTACGGGTTGTTTGGAAGCTTGTTACTACTCCTGCAACTCTCATTTGAATAGATCCTGCATTTAATGCTATTCCTGCAGTTAATGTTGAAAAGCTTGTTCCGATCATATTATTGCTTGCAGTGATGCTTTCACTAGCTAATGATACTTCTTCAACAAGACCATTATATTGGTCTCCAGTTTCTTCTGTACCTGAATTATTATTGCTTAAATCAACATTTGCACTATCTGTTTCAACTTCAGTGTTTGTTGTTACTGGAGTTGTGATAGTTGTTGAAATATTATTTAATGCATTTTCAACATCAGCAGTATTGAATCCATTTACAATGTTTTTTCCAACATTTTTACCTGCTTCATATGCTGATTTTCCTTTGTCTTTAACTCTTTGTAGCATGTTAAAGAATTCTAGTACTACTTTTTCTTGGATTATTCCTGGTGAATGTATTCCCATTGCGGAAAGCATTCCGTCTACAATTTTTTTACCTATTTGCTTTGCATTTTCAACTAATTTTGAACCTGCAGATAGTATTCTTGAGCCTATGTTTAGGAATTCCTGGTATACTTTTTGAGGTAATTGCTTTATCCAGGACATTACTCCAGATACTACTTTTGAAGCTGAAGTTTTCCCATTACTTATCCATTGTGCTCCTGCAGTTATTATTCTTACAGCTAATGCTAAGAGATATGTTTGTGCTCTGTCAGGTAATTGTTTTAACCAGTTTATTATTCCATTTACAAAGTTAGAACCTGCTTTTACTGCATTATTCCATAGTTGATTTGCCCAGGAAACTACAGTTGAGATTATGGTGCTTAGTATTTGTGCATACATTTGCAGTATTGTTTGCCAGATTAAACTTAATGCTTGAGATAATGAGATTTGCCCAGTAAGGAATGATTGGAATATTCCTATTACTTGTCCTATTGTGTTCCAGATTATTTGCAGTACATTTATTACAAGTTGCCATGCTGGACCAAATACACTTAATAAGAATTCACCTACTGGTCCTAATGTTTCCATTAGTGTTAGGAAACCTTGGTTTATTAATTCAACAGGATTTCCTCCATCTCCTTGTAGTGTTGCGAAGAATGATTCAAAGGCTGGGCCTAATGTTGATTCTAAAAATTCTGCAATTGGACTTAGTCCTTCTAATAATACATTCCATGCGTCTGTGAAGAAACTTAATGCTCCAGTGAAATCTCCTCTTAATAATGATTGTATTCCATTGAAAACATCCCATATTATGGTGAGTATATCTATTGCAAGTTGAACTCTAAATCTGAAACTTTCAAATACTGCTCCTATTGCATCGATGATTGCTCTTGTTCCATCAACTTTACCTTTTGCACTTTCTGGGAATATTTCATCCCATATTCCTTTCAACCAATCTACAACTGGTTTGAGGAATTCGTTTAAATCAGCCCATGCGTCTTGAATTGCTTTGATGGTTGCTTTTACATCAGGGTGGTTTATGAATGCATCCCATAATCTGCCAATATTATTTTTTATGGCTTCGAGCATGGTTCCTACATCTTTCCACCAACCAAAAGCTTTACCTACTTCATATATTGCTACTGCTATTGCAACTAATGCCACAACAACCCATGTTAATGGATTTGCTAAAATTGCTCCTGCAACTGCTAAAAAACTAGCCGCCAAACCCATATTTGCTATTTCAACACCTAATGCTCCAGCAATATAAGTTACAAAACTAGTCGCACTAGCAGCTATTGCGGGAATTACTGAACCAAGAATTACAATACCCAACCCAACTAAAGCTGTTGAAAGTACACCAATAGTTACTGCTGCTTTAGCCCAATCGGGCATGCTTGACCATGCTGATTGTAATGCTTCAATCATCCAAGTAATCATTTCAACAACTGTTATAATTATGGGAGTTATTGGGACAAGGATAGATTGTATTAATTTGCTTCCAGTTACTGTTAATGCTGCCCAAGCATCATCTAATGTTACAATTTCCTGTGCAGTTTGGGTGAACCCCATGTCATCCAATGTTTTGTTCATTGCGTTTAGTAATCCAGTTTTATTATTTATATCTCCATCCCATCCATTTTTCATGAGCATATCTTGAGATATACCTAATTCCTGCAATCTTCTGAATTGACCATCCATTGCATCTGATACTGCAAGTATTGCATCTTCTTGTGTTCTTCCTTCTTTTACGAAAGCAGAACTCATTACTGCAGTTGTTTTAGTTAATTCGTCCATTGACTCTTTAGGAAGTTTTAATTTCACTCCCATTTCTAATGCTGCTGCACCTACTGCATTCATGTCAACTTTACGAAAACTACCTTGCATTTTGTCAACAGCACCCTGGAATTGTTGTAGTTCTCCTTCAGTCATTCCCAGTCTTTGACCGAATCTTTCAAAACTTGCCGCTGCATTTATGGATTCTCTTGCTCCTTGCACCATACTGTTTACAAGGTCAAAACCAATCATTCCTACAGTCATACTTGCTGCTGTTCTAAGAAATCCAAGACCTCCACCAGCAGTTTTAGCTCCATTTCCAAGTCCTCCGAAACCAGTTCCTGTTTTTTGTGAACTTGTTCCTAAACCTTCTAAAGCTAATTGTGCTTCTCTTGCATCTCTTGTAACATTATCTAAACCAGTAGTATGGAAGTTTAGCAATGAATTTACTTGTTGAAGTATACCAATTAAAACTAATAATATTGCTTTTAGTAGTTCTGCTGATGCTGTTGTTCTACTGAATCCCGAACCATCAATTGAATCTAAGGCTGCATCTGTTGAATGTGCACTTGTTCTAGCTCGATCTAATGCCATGTCTAATTGTGCTGCACTTGATGAAGTTGCTGTTAATGTGTATCCAGTTATACTATTTATTCCACTGCTTAAACTAAGTGCACTGGATGAAGCTTGTTTTAAACTTGAAGATAATAATCTGGTACTATTATTTGAACTATTCATCGAGGAAGATAATCTTGTAGCACTAGATGATGCTGTGAGTAAATTACCTGAATTAATTGTGTTGATTGAAGTGTTAAGTCTATATGCACTATTCATCGATGTATCCATTGAAGTGGTTAATAGTTTTGCAGAATTAGATAATTGATTAATTGTATTGGGATTGATTGAATTTAATGCTGTTTTTGTAGAATTAGTGCGATTTGTAACTTCAGTTAATTCTTTATCTAACTGATTAGCAGAGTTTTTGGCTTTATCCATACTTGAGGAATCAAATTGTCGCATTGCATTTTGAGCTTGTTGTGCTGCTTTTTGAACTTGCTCCATTTGTGCTTGTATCTCTTTTAATTGAGCTTTAACACGGTTTTCCAGTTCAATTATTAACTTTACAATATTATTGCTCATTGTTCTATTCCTCTGCTAATTTCTTGTTTTTTTCTTCTGACACGGTCTTTTAGAGAATGTGAAGCATGATTTGTACCTGAAGATTGTTTATCCTGTTTATCACGAACTAAGGGTACTGCATGATTCAAGAATAATTTCTGCCTAATAGTTAAATCTGCTTGGTTTTCTGCTAACATATAACCGATGTCTTGAAGAGTTACTACTTCAATAGCTATGTTTTCATTCTTCTTCACGAAATTCCGCTATATTATTATCCATTGATTCAAGGTTATCTAAACCACTGAAAATTAATGCTTCATTTACAATTAAATCTAATGTTCCTGCTTTTAATTGTTCAAGGTCTTTTTTGGTGAATTTATCAGGATTGTCTGCATTGTCTAATACTTTTAATGCAAGGTTCATTTTTGCATCATATTTCTTTTTTTCCATTGCTGCGAGACTGGTTTTGAATTTTGTGGTGTCTTCTGCAAGGCTGGTTTGTTTTGCTTTGATGGTGGAAATCATGTCGAAGTTTCCTACATCACGGTATGCTGATGTGAATTGGTTGTATTCAAGGTCGCTTATTTCTCTTATTGCTACTTCCTCATTATCATACATTGGTAGTTCGATTATTTTTGTGTTTTTGATTCCGCCGATAATCATTTCTTTTGTAAGCATAAATATCACATTTTTATATAATAATTTTTTTTTGAATTTTTAAAATAAAGTAATTGAATGAGAATAATCATATTCTCATTTCATTTAATCTGTGTAAACAGTGATTGTTTTTGTTTTACTTGCACCATCAATTAAAATATGTGATGGTTCTACTTTAGTTGTAGTTGGTTCACCAGTCAACTCTATATCATACACTCCATCTTCAGCAGTAAGTGTTACTTCACCATTACTTGAAGATTCAGCATCAACAGTTGTGGATCCTTTCATTAATGATACTGTGTAATCAGTTGTTAATTTAGCACCTTCCTTATCAACAAGTTTGATTGTTGCATCATAAGTTGGGTTGGGATCACTGTCTGCTTTTCTTGCAAATAATGCTCCAGCTAAATTTTTATAATGGTCCATTGTTGATTCAACTGTTTTTGATAAACAAACAATACTTAATTCATATTTAACTGGGTCTGCATTCATTGTTGCAGATGGTTGGTTGATAATACACATTGGACAATATAATTCGAATTTTTTATCACCATTTCTAATGTAGAACATTAATTCAAAGTATTCTCCTGCAAGGTATCTTCTTGGTCCTTCCTCACTTCCCCAGTACATTTCCAAGTATTTTTCATCAGTATCATCTACTGTTAAGTTTAAACCAATTTCTCTTTTAGCTGCTCTTGGTATTTTACACATGAACCTTGAGCCCATTCCTCTTGCATCATCAGTATTAACATTGTTTTTGATTTCAAGACTTATTTTATTGGTTTTACATCTCATTTCAGTCCATTCATCTTCACCAAACCTTCTCATTTTAACACTGTCTATATGGTAAAATGATAATGGTAATTTTCCAAAGTTAAACTCTGATAATTTTTTTAATGGTTGTTTACTATTGATTTTTGATTTGATTTCTGCTGATGCAGTTAAGAATTCTGATTCTACTTCAATACTTAAACTGTCCATCACCATACCTAAAATTTCCATCTCGTAGGTTGCACATCCTGCCATCACAGTATAAGAAGGTAAGATACTACTATTTGTACCGTAGATAATATCTCCTTCTCTTCTTCCCAATACTGCTTCAAGAAGGTATTCTAATGTTTCCATTTGTAAGTTGCAACTGAAACTGTTTTCAGGTACATAGTAAGCAGCTACACCAGATTGATAATCCCTACTTACTACTGAATCATATTTTGTAAATTGCTCTGGTGGAGATACATCCATTTCTGATATTTCAATATCAATAGATTCTCCACTAAGGTCTTTTTTTGCAAATTCTCCTTCTTTTACTAATCTTAAATATTTTAGTTCTTCTGCGGCTGTTACCATATTCTTTAGCCTCCATCACATTTTGGATTCTTAATTTTAAATCTTATTTGGAATGTTACACCTGCACTATACACATTTTTCTTTTTACCCAGACCATATGGAACCCATCCGAAATCCTTGGTTTTAATATTGAAAAATTCTAAGTCTCCAAGTAATCTTGAACTTATTATTCTACGTTCTGCCTGTGAAACTATACTTGTAGCTTCATGAATACCTATCTTAGGATTTTTATTGTTAAGCACCTGTGAGGATAATATTATTTCTCCTTCAAAGGTTTCACTTAAACCAGTATCAGTAATATTTTTAAATGGTTCATCTGCCCATAATTCCAGATAAGGTAATTCTGGTGTTCCCAGACTTACACCCATAAGAGATAAATGTTTAATAGTGCCGTCTTCAATCATTTCAGATAAGACCAGTTGGAAACCTTCCATTAGTTTATCATAAGCTTCTATGAAATCTTTCATAATCCCACATCTTTTAATGTTTCAGACACATATTTGTTAATTTTTGATTCAGTAGTTTTAACTGCATGAGGATAATAATGGTATCCCCTGAATGCTGCTACTTTTTTAGGTTTAGGGACAAAAACATCTTTACCAGATTTATCCACCCAATGCAGGGCTTTTTTGTTTTTAGCTGAGAAACTTCCACGACCATCATGAACATATTTTTCATAACCTGAAGGTTTTCCTCTTGCTTTTATAACATACCTTTCATCTGTTTCTCTTCTTGCAGTTATTGCAGTTAAAAGATTGTAACGATTGTATTTTATCCTACTTTGAAGGTAAGTTTTAGCATCTTTACTTGCTCCATAACTTACCTTTTTACCTAATCTTGGAGGTACCCGTAATATTTTTTCTTGCAGTTTTTCCCATCCAGTATAATCAAAATCAAAATGTATCATAAAAAATCATCAACTCTTATAAAAAATTAAAAAAAAATGTTTAGATTGAGAAAACATGAATCTTAGATTTTTTAATGTAAGGCTTCATTCTTTTTTCAATGTCTTCTGTGAAAATATTGTTTACTGCCTCATCAAAATCAAAGTTTTCATGATCAGTAATTCCCAAGTCCTGTCTTACAGCATGGCTTCTAATAATGTTACTGGTTAATTCAATAATGATTTGTATTACATCATCAGGAATTTTATCTGGTATATCATATTTCTTTTTAACCCATGATTCCATTGCAGTGTAATAATCATTAATATAATTATCTAATTCAGTAGTTTCTAAATTAAATAATTCTTCAGTATTTTTATTAGCTCCACTGTACTGTTTGATTTTTTTTAAGGTGTTTTCATCCAACATAAATTATTCCTATGTTTTAGTCATTGTAATGGTTAATGTAGTTGAATCATCACCTACAGTATAATTACCTGTGCTTTCAAAGTTTTCATAACCAGTACATGTTGCACCATATGAATAAACTCCATAAGGAACATTACTTATTGTACAGCCTCCAGCACTACCAGTACCGTTACAAGTGTAAGTTTTACCATCCGTAATATTTGTTAAAGTTACAATAGCTCCTTCAATAGGATTTGTTCCATCATTAACACTTACACCAATATTTTTAGTACTAGTTGTTGTGCTGGAGTTTATGCTTCCTTTACGTATGCAAGAGCAGATGCATCAGACCATGCAAACTGAATATCAGCATACATTGTAGAAGCAATATAATACTTGTTAGATTTTAAATCAAATTCAGATTCAACAATAATATTATCAGGATCCGCCAACCATTGAATGTTTTCTTTGTGAGTTAAAATTACTGGTTTTTTAGTGAAACCATTACGAAGAGTACTGAAAGCTGGAATCGGTACTAATGGTACTTCCTCAATAATGATGTCCCCATTTTTAGTGATAACTACATCATTAACAGCATACTTGTCATGATTATCTGCTACATATCTCCATACTGCTCTTTTAAAACTGTATGGTACAAATGCAGCTACCCCACCATCATTTTTATATTTATCAGGGAATAAATCCAACATTCTACGGAATTCTTTTAACGGATTGGAATCTGTTGCAGTTAAATCTATTGTTTCTTGATCTATATCAGAATCATCTTCTAATTTTTTCAAGATACCATCATTTACTTTATAAGAAGTTGCAACATTAGATTCAGTACTTGCAGTATTCCCATAGATTAATGTTCTTTCTAATGCTCTACCATTTGCACTACCGAATTGTCCAGTTAAAGTATTCATGAAATTCTTTTGCTCAATACTGTCATATAATACAGTTCTGTGAACACCAGTTAAAGCACGATATTCTTCTGCATCAAAAGCCCTATTAGTGAATGTTGGGTCCTGTTCAGTATTTAATGTTTGAGGAGTTCCACTGATTCTTCCAGCTTCCAATTCAATATCAAAACTCATCATGTCCAATTCTCTTTTATGATTGTGAGTTGGAACAACTTTAGTCTTGTTTAAAAATGCTGTTTCTTCTTGAACAGCTTGCATGTATTTATCTGCTTTTTCCGCTTGAAGAACTCCTTTACCGAGTTTCCCACTTCCTTGTCCAATATCTACAAATTTAAGGATAAAATCTTCATTATGCATGATTTTATCAGCTAACGCTTGTTCTACTTGTTTAATTGTCATTTTATATCAAACCTTCTCATAAAAATTTAATTATTAAGTATAATACCTTCTTTTTTTCTACCAAGTCATTCCATTTGAATTCCTACCCATTCTCTCAAGGAATGATTTTTCAGAAGCATTGCCTTTTGCAAGGTCAGGATCAATACTTTTACTAACAGTAGCATCTGGATTAACAGCACCCTCAGCAGTAATAGTAGTATCCACTTTAACTTCCCCTCCATCATCATCTTTTGGAGGTTCTGATTTTTTAACAGCTCCAGGAACAGGATCCTCTTTTGGAGGTTCTGGTGGTTTTTCCCCACCTTCAAGTTTAGTTATCCTTGCATCCATAGTATCTAATCTTTTATCGATTTTACCTATTGCTTCTAAAATTTTATTTTCATCTTCCACAGGTTCATTATTTTGTGCTGGAGGTTCAGTTGGTTCTTGAGGTTCAGATTTAGCAACTAAACCATTAATTAATTTTTCAAGAATACCTTCTGAAACCTGCACATTATTTTTTCCATTGTCTTCTTTTGTCATAACTTCCACCTCTTCTGGGGTGATATATTTTTTCACAAATTCTTCATCATTTTCATATACTTCAAAAACCGCCATAGGATGTGATGGTTGATCAACAATACTGATTGTTGATGGTTTCCAATCTTTAATGTCTTTAAATTTCAAAGCCATATTTAACCTCCTAATCCTCTACTCATTTGAGCAACACTTTTATATGGTGCAGCCAGTATGCTGAAACCATTGTATTCCCCATCTCGGATTGCTTGTTGTATTTCCTCATCAGTTACATCAACAGAAATAAACCAGGATCCTTTTGGGTAAGTGTTTCCCCTAAATGGTGTTGGTGATTCAAGAATATATGATTCTAAAATTCTTCCTACAGGTTGGAGTGTGTGCTGTACATCAACTCCTAATCCCAGGCGATTGTATATTAATGATGCTTGTCTTATTGTTTCTTCATCCAGTATGTCTCCTGTTGCATCAGGGATTCCTGGTATGCAGACTGCACCTTTCACAATCATAGTTTTTTTTGACTCCCCATTTTTTTATATTGGAAAAAAAATTAGTTTTGTTGGAGTTTTTTTTAGTAAAAAAGAAAGGAGGATTTTAAAAAAAGATAAATGATGTTAAGTTACTAAAATAAAAATATTTTTTTATCCCCCTTCAATATATAGGAGTGGAAAAATAGAAAAAAATAGTAAAAAAAGACTATAACATATCTTTTAATTTATATGTGATTTTTTCATTATCTTCAATAGGATTATACTCAATAATCCTATTTAATATAACATGAATTGTCTCTTCAATATTGTTTTTAAGATTTTCTTTAAATTTTTTATCAAAACTAAACTTAATATTCTTCAATTCATTCCCCTCTTCAGAAGAAATTTCCAAAGAACAAACATTTCTATGTGTATCAATAATATATAATTCCCCCATAATATCAATAGTATCAGATTTTTCTTTACTAGAATCATCAATTACTTCATACACCTTTTTTGCAAATTCACTAGATAAACATTGTGGTTCAAAACCTTTAGGAGCAACCGACTTGTACATATCTAAATTTAATTTATTGTTTTTTAAAATTTTTAAAAGATTTTTATATTTAAATATTGGTTGAGTTCCCATAGTTTTCATCTTATCTAAAAGTAATTCTTCATTATCTCCACAACTTATAATATCATTTAAATTCTCCAAACCTCTTTTTAAATAAGATTCATTATTCAAACTAGATTGATTATTTGCAGAAGAAACAAATAAAATTAAAGACCCCATCTCCACAGCATCCACTTGAAGAACCGCACTACTTAAAATAGAGTTATTTATAGATGATTTTTTCTTTACAGGGGTTTTCCCATCATACATTGAGCAAGAATTAACTAGTTCTTGGATAGCAGATCCTATTTTACTCAAGTTAGATAATTCTATTTTCCCTCCATTATCATTAGCTATACGAAAATCAAAAGAAGTACGCCCATAATAATTTTTAACATGAGCTAATTCAACATTTAATTGATGTAATCTATCTTTTAAGCTATTTGCATTAGCTTTTACACTTAAATCATTAGGATTTTTTATCAAAAAATCAGTTAAAGGATTTAATAATAACTTAACTTCATTAATTTCATTATTTATATCTTCAATGCTCCTATATGTCATTTAGACCACCATAATCAACAACCAAATTTAAAAATCCTTTAGGGATATTTTCCCTATTATGCCCCCACCAGTTAATCCAATAATTTTTATAATTAACATAATTATTATACATTGGATGATCTTCAGATATCTTGTCAATTCTAAAAAAATCACAACCAAAGCGAAATAAATCTAGTTCATATAATTTATCTTTTGAAATGATGTCATTTTCGTGCAAATAATTAAAATGATCATATTCTTGTCGATATTTATTCTTTTTTTCTATAAGATTATCCAAATAATTATTTTCTTCAATTGTTAATTCTTTAGAATCAATTACTATTATAAAATCAATATCATATGGATCAACTTTATTTTCAACAAAACTTCCATCAATCAATAATCTAATACATGATTTTACATTTTTTAATAAATCATTATAAAATTTAATAAAACAATCAAAACGACTTTGTCTTGTCTTGGACTCTGGAAAATTATCAACAAAAAACGTTTTAATATCCATTAAAGTTACTTCATGACATCCTGGAGGCAACAATCCCAATTCATTAAATTTAAAAATATTCTCATTTATACACATCAACAATCACTTAATATGTATATTAGGATTATAGAAATAATAAGAATAGTCTATTTGAAAATAATATAAAAATTTATATAATATAAAAAAATAAGTAGATAGAAAAATATTATTTTTTGTAGTATGGATTTTCTTTAATAACTTCACTAATTAAATTATTTTGATTATCAAAAACTTGCTCAAGATAATGAGAAGCATAACACTTACATTCTTGTTCAAACTTACCATTATTTTTTGAAAGATAAATTATTATCTTTTTTTGACATTTATTTAATGGAATTACTTCAAAAAATATATTTTCCCCTTGAATATATTCTTCCATGTTATCCTCCATTCAAATACTTTTCAATTACTTCACACCTATTAGGAAATTCTTCTTTAAATTTATAATCCTGTGAATCAAGATATCTTCCAATAGATACTGCGAAATCCTCAGCATACATTTGTTTTAACCGCCCATTATTTATATGCTCTTCTGCTTTTCTTTTCGCATAATCTGAAACAAAATAATTATTTTGCTCATTTCTTTTATTATTTAATTTAATATTATGTTTTTTATCTAATTTAAATGCTTCTTTCCATTCATCAGAATTAGATATGCCCCAGTATTTATTATGAATCGTGTGATCTAAAATATGTCCTGCTTCATGATGTATGGTTTTTATATAATCAGTGAAATGTTTATTGGGTACTTCCCTTATCAAAATTTTAGAAGAACCCACTTTTACACTTCCTCCAACATAACGACCATTCTTATTCTTTTTAGCTGGAAGTAAACGTATATTTGATATATATTGTTTACACATTCTATTAATATGATTATATATAAAATCTAGTTGTTTATTAGATAAAAATGGGTGCTCTTTCAATACATTAAACTCTTCATATCTTTTAATAGAAATTGAATTATTACGAACATGTATTTTTTTATTTTTAAATTTATTCTTTGAAGGCCTTTCATTTTCTAGCGAATAGTCAATATTATATTTGGTTTGTTTAACTTTTTCAGTAATTTTACTTCCAGTATTTTTAATCTTATTGCCTATAGTTGATATAGTTCGGGTTATTTTATTTCCAATTTTAGAAGTTACTTTCAAAGCATTCTGCTTAATACCTCCATTATTCTTACCATACAAGTAAGAACTATGTGGAATATTAAAAGAACTTTTCTTTTTAAGATTACTTGGAGTACGATTAGTATATCTTAACCAGCATCTGCAGTTAGCTACATTTTCAGCACCACCATTCAAATCACCAGGATACATCATTTCTGCATGATAAGAACCATAAATATCAAAGTATTCATCAATAGGAACAGAAGCAATAATCCTTGCACGATGCCATGGTCTAGTCTTACCTTTACTACGGCCATTCATCCAAACCTTATAACTATAACCCTCATTTAATGCTTGAATAAAACTAATATTAGATTCATTAGTATGAATAGAATCTTTAACAATATTTTTTAATCTTGCCTTACCTGTATCAGCATACTTCTCACTTAAAATCTTCCTAATTTCACTGTCAGACAAATTCCTAATACTATTCTTCCTTAACTCTTCCTCAATCCTCAATTGCAATGAATACTTAATATTATTTAATCGGTTATTAAAAAACTTAGAATAGATTTCTGTATTGGATTTAACAGCATGATTAACAAACCTATCATCAATTCTATGAATTCTTTTTCTTTCATTAACCAAAGTATCATTAATAATCTTAGATGTTGTCTTCTCAATATTCTTAAGCTCACCTACATTACCAAACAATACATCATCAATAACATGATTAATAATTTTATCCTGTAAATTTTCAACTTGCTTAAAAGCCTGATTACGATTCTTATATTTGTAAGTGAGGTGAATATTATCCTTCACAACCATAACTTCACGAATCTTACGAATCCTAAGTAAATATTCTAATTGTTGTTTATTATTCAAAAAAAATAACCCCCCCACTCACTACACTCTGCATATCCTAATAATTCATGTCATTATCTAAATCATTAATCAAACTGTTTAACTTCCCTTCAGCATCAATTGGATCATCACCATACAAAACCTTATCCAAAGACTGATTATTCATAAACCTACAATTATAATACTCATCATCTTCACTCATTTTCAAATCAAAAGATTCACCAAAACGATTAACAAACTCCCCTAAAGTCACTGCACCATTTTGCAGTAATTTAATTCCACGATCCAATACTTTATCTTCCTCATCAAAATTAACAGGCAAATACTCAAGTTTATGTGTAAATATTCCAAATTCCTTTTGAATAATAGTCTTATTAATCAAATTAGCCATCCTCTTTTGCAATGTAGCTACTGTAGATTTACTATAATTTTTAAGCAAAGTTTCAGTACGATTACTAGCAATACCTGTAGACTCAGAATCACCTAAACGTTCACGAGGCACACGATGAATACGACGAATACGATCACCAACACTACCTGACAATTCTAAAAAACTGCCTTCTTTTTTCTCATCAGCAATTTTAGTAACATTAACACTAACATTATTTTCTTCACTGGGAATAGTGAAAACTAAAGCAGTTCCAGGTTCATTGGACACTTCACGAAACTCCTGTTCCAAATCCTTTTCAAAATCATCAAAAGTATAATCTTCTTTTTCCTCAACATTACCTGTAACAGTAATAATATAATTCGGAATACCATGTGCTTTAAAATGCCCCTGCTGATACTCAATAATAGCATTATCAGTTAAAATAGCATCCAACTCGGACAAATATTTCGGTCTACCATAAACAAGACTTTCATTACTTTTAAGATTAAACCAGATTAAATCATTAGCACGATTTTCATCTGTAATATTATCATCCCACAAACCAGTTTCACGATTCAATTGCTTAATATTGTCAAGATCATATAATTTGAAATAATTTTCTTTATGCCCTATCTTTTGTACAACACGTTTTTTATCACGACACATTCTCAGGTATAAACTGCTTACATGATTAACACTTTTCAACTCCCCGTTTTCTCTAAGTAGTTCTAATCCTGCAAAACCAAAAGCTTCTAAATCTTCTAGGAATGATTCTATTTCCTCATCAAAATTAAAATCATTTAAAAAATCATCTAATCCTTCAGGTATTTCTTCTCCTTCTTTAGAGATTATTTTTTTACCTGTGAAAATTGCATCTTCACATTTAACAGTAATACAAATATCATGCAAACCACTAATATCACGCAACTTATCTAATTGGAACGGGTCATATGCTGGGTCAATTACTTCTGTACCATATGTTAATTCATCTTTACTCATTTCTTGAGATTTAATCTCATATTCATTTAAAACACTTTTAATCACTGAATCTCTTAAAAAGTTACTTTTAACTATTTTAACCATTATTAATTTCTCCTTCTACGATTTCTTTTTCTTAAAACTGTAGGTTTTGTTTGAGGATATAAACCTTCATGTAACAATGATACACTATCCACACGGTCATCATGTGTTGTTTCATCATCAGCTATTATTTTCTCTGATGGGAATTTCACAGCTTGTTTCATGAAATCTTTCAACCATTTACCACGAACAAATAATATCCGTCCATTATTCATCCCCCGTATAGTTCTACTTGCTCTTATTAATTTTGATTTAGGAACACGAATAAAAGTAGGATGATAGTCTTCGAATTCGTTTTCCCAGTATCTTTTAACTATTTTACCTGCAGCTGCAGGCTGATACTCAATCCAATTATCATACTCTGAATGTTCATCCATAATCCTTGTCATGTATTGCTCTAACTTACCTGGCTTTTTTTGTGTGCTTTTCTGATTATGCACTACACCTACTTTTCCTTGTAATACTGTTGAAAAACTACATACTGTATAATCAGAAGTACTTTTTTCTGTTGCTGCAATATCCCAGGTAATTACTTCTTGAAGAATATCCTTTTCAGTTAATAATTCATTAAACTCTTGTTTGCTAATTGTTGCTGCTTCAATTGTATCATAATCAAATACATCTCCAGCTCTTATTTCATAATCCCAATTACCAATCTGATACTGATAATCTGCTTTTGATAATTCACGTAAATTAGCTAAGTATTTTTCTTTGTCAATATATGGATTATGCCAGAAATTCATTTCAAAAAAAGGGTATTGTCCTTTAACAAATTTTTCATTTAAGTATGTTGATCCATCTGCATCAGCAGGATTACTAATATAGTAAATTGCTAATGGGAAAGTCATTAACTTATCAGTTCCTCTGAGACTACGATTCAGGAATTGCAGGTTTACTTTTTCAAATTCTGAAGCTTCATCAACAATAATTTTATGATAAGCACGACTTTTGAATTTCTCTTTGTCTTTTTCCAGAAGCATATATGAATAATAAATCCGTGCATCATTTTCATGGTTAATGAAACATCTTTTACTTTGATTGTGTTCTATGTAATCGAATGGTTCTGTCCAATGGTCCAGGTAATCTACTATTCCTCCAGTTGCTATTACATTATCATAAGTAGATCGTAGAATTAAGCAGCGGTAGTATGGTACTTCATAATGTTGTAAGGCTAATACTGCTCCAAGCATACTTTTACCAGAGTATGCTGAACCACCAATTAGTTTTCTTGTGTGGCGGTCTGCTATTGCATATAATTGTCTGTCATATGGGGTTACTGGAATGTATGGGTTTTCAAGTATTGTTCTTTTAATCAACTTTTTTTGTTGTTGATCTAAATGTATTTTCTTGTAATCTACTCTCATAATTCATCAGTGAATTTTTCTAAATCATCGTTAATGGTTAGTAATTCTTCTAATTCTTTGTCTTTCATATGAATTACATTATCATTTTCTTTGGTGGATGTTTCAATACTTCCTTGTATTTGAGTATTATTATCTTTAATATCTGTTGGTTGACCATGAGCTAGTCTGAAATTTCTATAGATTATTTCCGCAGATTTATTTAGATTTAGAAAACTATTTGCTCGTGTAGTTGGAGCATTCTCATTACTATTTTCTTTTAGTTCTTTTTGTATTTCTTTTAGTAATTCAAAATCATCATTGAAGAATTCTTGAAACTTAGCATTTCCTTGTTTGAATAATTCATAGTTCCACTCTCTTTCTTTTTGATCCATATGATTATCATATAATCGACATCTTTCAACCCAATTCCATCTTGAAGAGAGTGTTTTTAGTTGACTTAGTGAAGGTATGTTTTTTTCTTCAGTATGCTCCGATTTCTTCAACTTTATTATCTGTGGGAATGTTCTTTTGGAACCTAAATCTCTGTATTCTTTGAACAGTGAATAGCTTTTACTTGGTTCTCCTTTTTGTCTTTCCCATGCTTCAGTCATAATCCTCCCATCCTTACATTTTTTTGAACATTATTGTAATGTTTATTCTTTTTTGTTGAACACGAAATTTTAAAATACGGGGTTTTTTATTTTCATAGTGAACAATATAATATTGTTTAGTTTTGAATTTTGAACAAAAAAAAGTTTTATTAGTTTTTTATAATAATTTTAGGAAATTCACAATAACAAACTGAAATCCATCAATCAAAACTACAATCAAAGCACCAACAATTGCTATGAATACTCCACTTTTTATTGTGAATAATCGATTATCATCATGAGCCTGTTCTTCCTGAATAGCCAACTGTTTTGTTTGAATTTCAATACTTTTATCCATTCTCTTTATCAGTTTTTCTAATTGCTTATTTTGAAACTGATCACTTGCTTCCAGTTTACTTATACGAGATTCCTGTTTACAGTATTTTTCATGTAAATCTCTTACCTGATTATGGGTCATTATTGTTTCCTCCAGTGTTAGTGGAGGTGTAAGTTCTTGAAATCCATCCAACTATTCCCCCTAATGCTACTGCTGCTAGTTCGTTGTTTCCCATATAGGTGCTTAGAATTCCTATAATTATTATTCCAATTATTGCTAATGTTGTGTTGTTGAAGTTAGTCATTATTATTTTCACTCCTAAAAAAAAATTTGTTTTTAAAAAAAAACGTTGGGGAAGGGATTTGAACCCCTGCGATACTAGTGTATCATTAGATTAGCAGTCTAACGCCCTACCAGGCTAGGCTACCCCAACATTGTTGGTGGGGGGAATTGCACCCTCAACTTTTGAGTGGTTACTAAGTTAAAAATAAGCTATTACCAACATCATGAACATGTATTAAAGGAGATAAATTTTATATTATATTTATGGGAAGAATATTTTTTTTTAAGATATGTGATATTAATTATTTAATCTTTGGAGGATACCTATATTTTAATAAAGAAAAAATCCAATCATTCTATTATTCATTAAAAATTTGCTACCATTCCCATAATAATTTTTAAGAATAATAATAAATGAAAAGCGAATAATAAACGGATAAGAATATTATTTTTAAATTGTCAAATAATGATAATGCGAAGCTTAATTGTACAATAACATATGATAAAAATATTTTTTTATAAGTGTTTTATTACAAGACCACAATTTTTACAAACAAATTCAGCACACCACTCATCATAATAAACCTTCTTACAGTCCCTTTCATGTTTCTTGCAAGAAGGACACTCTATTTCAGCATGCTTCATGTTTTTAAAAAGTGTAGTTGCATCCAAATAATATTATCCTCCCCATATATAATTATAATAATGTCTTTTATTTTTTTTCACAAAAAAGATAAAATTATAAAATATTTTATCCCCTTCAATATATAGGAGTGGAAAAATAGAAAAAAAAGAAATGAATTAATATCTACTCAAAACATAAATATATGGCTGAGGATAAACTTCATTTAATATTTCATAAGCAGCATTAACAATATCTATATTAATTAAATAATTTAATAAACCAAAATCATCAAAACCTAGGTTTTCATTTGCTTTAATTAAAAATTCTACCTTTGCTTCTAATACATCAGGCAATATGTGCATTGTACACTTCTCTAAACCATCATATTTTGGGATTAATTCATTATTAATATATTCGTATAATTTCTTTAAATCTTCCATGTTCTCCATTATATTTTTACTCCTATTCTTTTTAATTCTCTTTTCACAGTTCTTTCCTCCAAACCAAAATCACTCAAAGCATGCTGTGAAAGAAATGTTGTACCAGGTTCCCTTAACTCATTACTAATTAACTCCCCATCATTAATTAATTTCCTACGTTTTTGTTGATACTTTGCTTTCTGTTCACGTACCGCCCAGGTCCTGCAAGCTTCCCTGCAATACCCTGTTTTGTTTTCAAATTTAATATAAATCCTGCCACAATATTTGCATTTGCTGATGTAGAATCTTGTTTGTGGATCATTTAATGTTTTCTTCAATAACATTATTAATCATCCTTCTAAATTTTTAGATAGTAAGTTTTTCTTCACTTCAAAAACAAACATGTGAAAAGGTAAAAGTTTACCCTGATATTTCACATATTCATTAATTACTTGTGATTTTTTTAATGCTTCAGTTATAGTTTCTTGTTTTAATTCTTCACTTATGCATTCAAAATTGGAGACTGTTCTACTTAAACTAATGTATACTCTTTCATATAGATTAAAGTTATTGTTTTCCACATTCTCCACCACAACAAGAAACTGAATTTTCAGAAGTGTTGAATTTACCCTCTTCAATCATTTCAATCAACTCATTAAGAATACGAGTAACATTCATCAAAGTATTAAGATTAACACTATGAATTATAACATCATCATACTCCATGTCTCTCAAACTACCTGTGCATTCTTTATGAATAGTAAAAGATTGTTCTTCAAATTCCCTGCTTCTTGTTTTAATAAAATATAGTAATAATTTCTCATCAATCATGCATATTTATCCTCCATGTATTTTTTAACTTCTTTCATAAAAACTCCTGATTACAATATAACCTATCTTAATCATCAAAAAAATCAGTAAGACATACCACTAAACAACAACTAATAATTACACTTACACTAAAAACTACCCAACCATCCATCATACTATCTTTTCCTCCATTATCTCCAACTTGTTACTAACTCATACTCCAGGAGTTAACTTCTGTTTTAACCTTTCATCAAAACCTTCCACATCTCCAGGATTATTCTCATCCCAACAAGACTCAATCTTGGCAGTTAATTTATTAATTTCTTCCTTATTCATTTTTGTATCTCCTTTTTATTCCGTGTGGGTTGTCTTTGACTTGGTTCCGCTACACCATACTTACTTAACAGATAATTCTGCTTATGCTTCCTCACTGTTTCAATTGCCGTGTCTATAAGTAAACTCCATTTAAAACTCTCATGCTTATCTCTTAATACCTCATGCCATACATCTTTCATGATTCCACCTTTTTTTTATATGAATTATTTCACTCCTTCAGCATAGTTTACTAATTTTAATCCTTCATTAATTACACAACCCACCAATACATCAAAAGACACTTTTTGTTGTTTGCTGATATTCTTCAGCTGATTTTTCCCAACAAAACCTAAACGTTCATGTATACGATAAACTGTATCCATTGCATTACCATATTCATCATTATCTTGTTTTTCATTTTTTAATCGCTCTTCACGTATTTTACATAATTGTGATTCCAAAACATTTATTTCATCCTGATGTATTGCAATTTTTTTTCTTAGTTCTGTTTCTTTATCATCAGACAATCCTATTGCTTTTCTCAACTGTTCTTCAACAAATTCACTTCGACCTTGAGGTAATTTTTCTTTTGCTTGTTCCCATATCATGGAATCAATTGTTAATGTTACTGATTTTTTCATAATGTTTGCACTCCATTTAAAAAAAATTATATGTAAACTTTAAAGTTTACATTTTCAAATTGATTCTGTTGCTGTTTACATTTGTTTACATTTGTACACTTGTTTACACATGTGGATTTCCACAGGTTCCTCGCTAGAATGTAAACTTTAAAGTTTACATTTTCAAATTGATTCTGTTGCTGTTTACATTTGTTTACATTTGTACACTTGTTTA